ATGTCACTACATCTAACATAAGTGATATAACAAATCTTAATATATATAACCAGGGTATATCTAACCTAACAGGTATAGAAGACTTCTTTAGCTTAGAAAGACTTGAAGCTCAAGAAAATCAATTGACAAGTATAGATCTCAGTAATAATATTGGTTTAAAGATTTTGTTTATTAGTGGCAATCAGCTTACGCAACTTGATCTAAGCAATAATCCCTTGATAGAAGTTCTTCATGTATTTAGCAATCCAGGCTTAGAATGTATAAATGTGTATGATATAACTCAAGCAAATAGTTGGTCTACTTCTTATGCTCAGCTTGATAACAATCAATACTTCAGTGAATCTTGTATGTTAACAGATGTACCTGAAACATACCAGTATAGAAGACTCGTAAAGATAATAGATCTATGGGGTAATGATGTAGTCAAATATAATCAGGCTGTATTCTTTATCTATGATGATGGAAGCGTAGAAAGAAAAGTAATAATCCAATAAATCCGTTATCATGAATCAAAAACAATATGAATCTTTATTAAGATATCTTAGTGAAGAAAGAGCACACCTCAAATTTAAGGAGGATGCAGTAGAATTAAACACGTATACGGGTGACATTGAGTTTACCCATCATGCAAATAAATATATCAGAGCTGAAGAAGGAGTGTTAGAAATGACCTTTGAACAGTTCGGATTCAAACCCAAGCAAAGCTTATTAGATAGACTTAAGTGTCTGTTTAATTAAAAACCTATTAGTGATAATAGACTAACAACACCAGCTATTTATGTTAGATAATAACATGAGTAGTTAGGTCTTGTTTTTGTTTTTGTTAATTGTGGTTAGTTGATATGGCACCTGATACCTTTTCTTAACTTGTTTTGGTGTTAGGTGCCCTCTATCATAAATCAAAATACTAATACTAAATTTAAATATATGCCAAATACTTATAACATATCAAAACAAGCACTAATGAAGTTGCTTAATAAAATACTAAATGTACAGGGTCACATGAACACTGATCACATATTCTCTATACTAATGACAGATCTAACTGATCATGCTAAAGAATCTATATTACATCTTGCATACATGGATGATGAGTATGCACCATTACAAGTAGGAGACTATTGTATTGTTAAACCTAGATCATATCATCCAGGAAGTGAATTTGAATGGGACATACTAGATGATCTCAAACTTAATCCAGGTAATGGCTATGTATATGCCAAAGTTATAGGAGATGGAGGTTGGAGTAGTACTGAGCCATACAATCCATTTCGTTCAACACTAGAATTAGAACTATTATATCATGATGCTGATGGTGTGCTCAGACCATTCAAAGATTCAATCAACCCAATGGAGTTAACATACGTTGACGTGGATGAGATTAAATACTTTGATATACTTGATACAGATAAACCAATATCAAATTATGCCTAGACTATCATCAGAACTCATAAGAGATGAGTATAACAAATGGAGAAAGACTGGTGAAGAAACCGGTTTTGGTCCTTATATGAATCAGAAGTACTTCCTTAAAGATATAGAATTAATTAAAGAATTAGATACCAATATGGCTTTACTTAGACTATTAAAAGATCATGTACAAGAACAAGACACACTATAAGTTTGGAATAGTAACCCAAAAGGTTATATCTGATCCAAGCTTAAGTATACAAGCAAAAGGATTGTATTCATTACTATCCTGTTATGCAGACAAAGAGAGAAGTTGCTTTCCTTCTTTGTCAACACTAGCTGATACTCTAAATGTAACGCCTGACACAGTCAGCAGGTACATTAGAGAGTTAAAAGCACATAAATACATAAAGAGAGTTGGTAGAAAGCTATACATAATTTAAGCGTTAGCTATTATACTGCACTTTATTTTTGAATTTGAACCAAGATATTTAATTATTATTGTCTCAGAGCAATTTATTATTTTACTTTTGTTAGTATTAAATTAGTAAAATGATAGTACAATTGCCCAATGGTAGAATAATTGAATGTTCATTAGAACAGTATCTCTCTCTTACAGATCAAGAGGTGCAGGATCTAAATGGATTAAGTTCAGCCTATACCAAAGAAGTGGGTAATCCTTTTTATAACAGCTTCTCCAGTACAACAACACCTAAGGAAATCAAAGATTCTATAGAGTTTATAGAAGAGTTTGAGCCAGCCTTAGATGAGATGGAGGCGTTTGAAAAGTTGGAAGACCCGTATTTCCATTCAGATGATGTCTAATAGTTAGACACATTAATCATTTATTAATTTAATAATCAAGAAAAAATGCAAAATTTAAATCAAGAAGTTTCAATCGTAGCTGATGACATGGGTAATGTTATCAGACAATCACAAAACAATGCAGAGTATGGTCACATTAGACTAGTACAAGACAGAATCACAATCAATAATGGTTTTGTAAACAAGAAAGCTGTATCTACACTGCTACAGGGCCAAATGGAAGTGTTACAATCATTAGGTTGGGATGCTGATACTAAGCCAGGAGGTAGAATAGTAGTTCTAGAGTCTTTTACAGGTGATGACCGTAATCTAAAGATGGCTGGTCAGACAGGTGTAATCTGCAAGAGTGTAGATCAGGAGACTGGTGAAGAAAGAAACATCTATAGAACAACTAAGTTCAAGTCAGACCCAAATGCACAAGATACATTCATTGATCATACTAATGCTGATGAAATCAGAACAGCAAATGGTGTCACTGTTAATAATGAAACTATGACACAGACTCCAGACCAAGCGTTTGAAGAAAGTGTAGAAGATGAAGTAGTAGAAGATGTAGTTGATGATAACAAAGAAGTTGAAGTAGAAGACCTAGAAAAGGAATTCTCACTATAATTTAATTTGTTGGAGATACAGTAGGGCTGGGGTAGGGTAATACCTCAGCTCTTTTGTATTATTAAAAAATCATTAACTAAAAACCACTACTAAAATGCTATCACAAAAACAATTACAAAAACTAGATCAACAGAAACAACTAAATCTCTTAAAGTTGAGAGAAGAACGTTACCAATACTATGGTTTACTCAGTGAGTATCAATTACATCCTGAATCTATAGTAAATTCACTAAATTATTCAAAACTAAACAAGTATCAAGTGTTCTTATTTAAAAGAGTACTACATGGTCTCAATGTCTACAAGCCTGATGAAGTTCAAAAGCTTCACTGGGATAAGAAACGTAGAATAAGCAGAGTATGGAGAAGAGCACAAAAAGAAATAAATGCTTGGAAACAAACCATTTGTAATAAGAAAGTAAATGCTTATCTTCGTAAGACTTTTACAGGTAAAACAGTAGAATATATACTGTCTGTACCTGCAGAAGAAACATTAGAGGATTACAATAACACTATGACTTTCAAGGAGTTAGGTATTAACTATGAAGATGTTATACTTAAGTTCTTATCATTAGGGTTATTGCCTAGAAACTTTTTTACAATAACAAATGGGAATTAATAATTATTCTAAAAAGATGTCTAAGTTAAATGCGGCATACACCAAGATGCGTGTGCCGTATTTAACAGACAATCCAGTATGTCATGCTAATATACACAACTGTAGTATTAAGGCCACAGACATACATCATAAACAAGGCAGAGGTTTAAACCATTTAAATGTAAACACATGGTTAGCTGTCTGTAGAAATTGTCACATGTGGATAGAAGAAAACACAGTTGAAGCAATTGAGCTGGGATTTTCTCTTCCAAGAATACAAGAAAATAAATGACCAACAGAGAAATAGTACAAGAAGATGCATTAGATATTGCATTAAAAAATAAAAGATGTGGGTTAGGTATATCTATGGGTGTAGGCAAGACAAGAATTGCAATACAACACCTTATGGTTAACTATAATCCTTTAATAGAAGCCTTGGTAGTGATACCAAAACACTCAGTATCTCAATCATGGGTAGATGAGTTAGGCAAAATGAATTTAGAAAAGCTAGTAAAGCATATAACATTTACTACATACCTATCATTAAAAAAACATAATCCTAATAACTATGATATAGTATATCTGGATGAATGTCATTCATTATTACCATCACATGAGCAGTTCTTAAGTTTGTTTAAGGGTAGAGTATTGGGTTTAACTGGTACACCACCAAGAGATAAACAATCAGATAAAGGTAGACTAGTAAATAAGTATTGCCCAATCAAATATGAATTCAGTGTTGATGATGCAACAGACTCTAACATATTAAATGATTATCAGATCATTATACATGAATTAGAACTGTCTAAGTTACCAACATTAAAGAAGACTAATAAAACAACAGGCGGTACATGGTGGACTAATGAACTAAAAGACTATGGTTATGTAACTAATAGAGTTGCTGAAGCACAGACTCAAAAACAAAAACAATTTGCAGCTATAATGAGGATGAGGGCGCTCATGGAATATACAACTAAAGAAGACTATACTAAATCATTACTAAAGAACTTAGGTTCCAAGTGTATTATATTTGCTAATACTCAGAAGCAAGCGGATAGAATATGTAAGTATAGTTATCACTCTACCAATAAGAAGTCAGAAGATAATCTGGAAATGTTTATTGATGGAAGAATAAACCAACTTTCTTGTGTGTTACAGTTATCAGAGGGTGTTACAATAAAAAACCTGAAGCAAGGTATTATTATGCATGCATATGGTAATGAAAAGAAAACTGCACAGAGAATAGGAAGACTGCTCAGGTTAAATCCAACTGAGACTGCAACATGTCACATACTATGTTACAAAGGAACTCAGGATGCATCATGGGTCAAGTCTTCATTAAAAGGATTTGATCAAAACAAAATTAAATACTATAACCCACTAAAAAGATAACTAATGGAAATAATATATATCATAATATCAATATCAAGCTTATTACTATGTAGACTAGCCTATGACCTAGGTAAAAGAACAGGCAAAATAAGATTTATAAATAAAATTAATAGACTAACAGTAAGCAAGATGCTTGAGCACAAGAGAACTTGTTTTAAAAAATTATAACTATGGGAAGAATGAAAGAAATATTTATGGCCCAAATGGAAGAGAAATACCAGGGTGATCATGATGCAATGATACAAGACATGGCACGTGTAACATGTGAAGAATTAGTTCCAGACATGGATCACGTTTGTCCTAACTGTTTTGGAAAAAATAAAATACATAGCATGGTACGTAATGAAACAGAAGCTGGTTGCTTAGATTGTGGACAGGAGTTTGTTATAATAGATGATAACGTATTAAGATTTAAGTAATGGCTAGATATACATATCATATAGATAAAACCTTATATTGTGAGGTTGACTATACATATCATAAAAAAGAAGAAGAGGTATGGACAGAAAGCAATGGTGATCCTGGTACGCCAGGTCATCCTGCTTATGTAGAAGTACATGCAGTGTACATGCCTTTAAAAGATGAGATAGGTAATGTAGTAGGTGTTGATGTAATGCCTTTACTACATGAAATGGATATAGATTTAGAAAACATAGAAGAAATAATAGAAAATAATTATGAGTGAAGAAATAGAAAAAGACATGCAAGACATGCAAGGTAGTAATATAGAAGAAGATATAAAGTATAGACAAGGCAGGCCTAGATGGAAGGTTGAACAAACTGAAGTTGCAGCATGCATATGTCTATTGATGTGTCTATTAGGATTAACAATAATTTGGTATATTACACACATATGAAAGATCAACTATTTATAAAAGCAACAATCAAGGAAGGTAAATTACACTTCCCTATAAAAGCCTTTGAAAATAAATATAATAATTTCTTTAAGAAGCAGCCAGATGGCGCTAAGATAGAAATCTTTATTGGAGTTCAAGATGGTAAAGGAAGTAATCCTCAATTAGCTAGACTACATGTTATGATAAGAGAGATTGCAAATGAAATAGGATACACATTTGAAGAAATAAAACTACAAGTTAAGCGTAAAGCTGGCCTATGTTTTAATAAGAATAATGTTGAGTACTGTAAGTCATTTGGTGACTGTGATAAAGAAGAACTAAATTTAGCTATACAAGCTTGTGTTGAAATAGGAGACTTTAATAATATGCAGCTAAGATAGTTTAGCTATCTCTTGTGCTAAGAAGGCTAGTCCTTCACCAGCAGATTCTTTAGTCTTAGCTATTTCAGCTAACTCAGCTAGCTTCTCCTCATCAACTGGTAGTTCTTGTTCAATCTCTAGACCTTGTTGTTTAGCAAAAGATTTNAGTAAGTGTGTTAANGAATATATAGTATATAGCTCATGCTCTATAGGTGTCAAAGTTTTATCATTACCTTTAAGTTTACCACTAATAATATTATGGAACTTTTCAGTTAACTCACCTATCTTACTATAATCATTATAGAATTCAGAAATGTATCTATAGTATACATTTTGTAAACCAGGAATAAAAGCAGGAGATACTTCAATATCTTTAATGACTTTGCTGNAGTTATAAGTAACTACTTTACGTACAGGCTGTTTCTTTTCTTCCATAATAATAAGATTTAATAAACAAATATACAATAATATATGAAAAAATTAGAAATAGACATCAATAATTTAAGAGAAAGAATAAATGATACACTAGAAGAATCAGGGTGGACACCTGCATTAGCTCCTTTTATAAATGGATTAAGCTTTGACATAATATTAAATAATTTAATTAGTATGTATGAGTCTGGTAAAAGATTTACACCAAGGTTTAAAGATATATTTAATGCATTTAAAGAATGTCCATACAAAGAAATTAAAGTTATTGTAATAGGCCAAGATCCATATCCACAACTAGGATCAGCTGACGGAATAGCTTTTAGTTGTTCAAAGAAAGGTAAGGCTGAAAAATCCTTACAATATATACTTAAAGCACTAAATGATGAAGATGGTGATGTTGACTTAAGACGTTGGTCAAACCAAGGCGTGCTGCTTCTTAACACAGCATTTACATGTGAAATAAATTCAATAGGTTCACATATAAACTTATGGAAACCATTTGCTATATATCTGTTTGAGTTATTAAACAGACATCACAGAAATATACCTGTTATAATGATGGGAAAGAAAGCAGAAGACTGGCAAGTATATTTATCAAACCAAAAATTATATAAAGTAGCACACCCGGCCTCAGCTGCATATAGAGGAGGACAATGGGATTGCAAAGATGTGTTTAATCAAGTAAATATAGAGCTTGAAAAGCAACAAAAGACTTGTATAAAATGGTAAAATTACTTATATTTATAACCTTAAAAAACCAATAAAATATGTGGGATTTATTCCAAGTGATGTTAAAAAAAAACGTCACACCTAATCAAGTACTTCTTATGTTTGGTATTAAAAATGGTGTAACTACACCACCAAAAGATACTAGACTATTAGATAAAAATCATTTAGTTTCAATAGGTTTTTTAGAACATAAAAATGGAGTATACCTTATGACTGCAGAAGCTAAAGCATTCTGTGTTAGACTTGATAATTACTTTATTAAAGCAAAAAAGAAAACAGATATACAACTTATGGGTAAGAACTTTGTAGATAAAATAAATAAATACAGAGAGATATTCCCAGCTAAGAAATTACCAAGCGGTAAACCAGCAAGAAATAATGTAAAAGCTCTAGGAGAAGCATTCAGGTGGTTATTTCAGACTTATGAGTATACATGGGATGAAGTACTTAAAGCTACCAGAATGTACGTAAATGAGTATAGAGATGCTGAATACTTATATATGCAAACAAGTCAGTACTTTATCTGTAAACAAGATAAACACAGAGTAAAGCACTCTACACTGGCTGATTATTGTGATATGATTAAAGAAGGTGTTAGTAATGAAGATGATCATTTTAAAGAAAACGTAGTATGAAAGCAAAAGAATCATGGGTTGGACAATATGCTGCCTTTAATGAGGCGCTTAAATATATGTATGCCAGATCAACTGGTGAAGAGAAATCAATATATACTCCTTGGCCTAAGTTTAATGACGCAGCTACTGATGGTATAGAGTGGAACACATTGACTGTAATTGGTGGTAGACCTGGTTCAGGTAAAACATTAATTAAAGATCAAATTATTAGAGAATCATTTGCACTTAATCCTCATGATAAATTTAGGGTATTAGAATTTCAATTTGAGATGGTTGGTAGAACATCAGCCATTAGAGAATTTAGTTCTATAACTGGTAAAACATATAAAGAATTATGTAGTGCTGGATCAACACTAAATACTGACACACTTAATCAATGTCATCAATATGCAAAGGAAAGAGTTAAACATCCGGTAGACATCATTAGTACACCAATGACTGTTAATCAGATGCGTGAGCAGATAGATGCATATATGAATTTGCATAAAGGAGTAAATACAATGATAACTCTTGATCATACAATGTTAGTAAAGAGAGCACCATATCAGAATAGTACATTAGATATGCTATTTGAGTTAGGTGAGTTCTTTACTCAGTGTAAAAGAGATTATCCTTGTTTGTTTCTAGCCTTATCACAACTTAATAGAAACATAGACAATCCAGACAGGGCTATAGATGGCAAGTATGGTAACTATATATTAGAGTCAGATATATTTGGTTCAGATGCAATGCTACAGCATGCAGATATGTTAATAGGTATCAACAGGCCAGCTAAACAGAAGATTAGGTTTTATGGACCTGATAGATATATAATAGAAAATGATAGAACATTAGTACTACACTTTCTTAAGGCAAGAAATGGTGATGCAAGAATGAGTTTCTTCAGAGCAAAGTTTGAGCAAATGCAAATTGAAGAGATGGCTACACCTGGACAACAAGAACGTAGATGATAAATACTAAAAATATAAACAATAAAGATATGGGACTAACACCCGCACAACGTAAAGAAAAAGTTGCAAAACTTAAAGAAGAGCATCAGGAATACTTTGATATAAATAATATTCCTAGTGCACTATATATTCCTAAGATGGCTTATAGACCATCTGGTAAGGATGAGCTACATGTTAGCTTTTTTCCTAGTGAATTTGATAAAGACTCAGATATATATACAGAATTTGTAAGTATAGATTATGACTCTGAAGATCCTAAAAGAACATTATATTTGTTAAAGCATAACCCTCATTGGAAAGAGGAGTATGAGCTAATTACAAGTAACTCAGGATTTCAAAGACACATGGTACCCGCTAGTGAGCTTAAGGTGATCAATGACGTAGTTAGTAGGTCTAATGACAAAACTACTGCTATGGAAGAAGGTTATGATCACAAAGGAGAAATTGATTTTGCAAATCCAAGTATACCAAATCCGGATGATAAGGTAATCAATGATCCTTTAATAGATAAGCTAGAAGAGATTAATCAAACATTAATAACATTAACTAAAGTAATCAATAAAATAGTAAAATAAATGGCACAAAGCGTATTAGTAATTGCAGATTCAGGTACAGGAAAGTCTACCTCAATCAGGACATTAAATCCAAAAGAGACTTTCATAATAAACATAGCAAATAAACCTCTACCTTTTAAAGGTTATAAGAGTAAGTATACTCAGATAACTAAAGATAATCCTAAAGGTAATATAACATCAGCAGCCTCAGCAGCTGGTATTATTAAGGCTATAAAACATGTTGATGAAAAAATGCCACACATTAAAACTCTAGTGGTAGATGACTGGCAATATATGAGCTCCTTTGAATACTTTGATAGAGCTAATGAGAAAGGTTATGATAAGTTTACACAAATAGCAGCAAATTTAGCAATGGTTGCTAAGATGCCTAAAGACTTAAGAGATGACCTTACTGTTATATTTCTGACACACTCAGAAGATTCAACAGATATAAATGGAAATAGAAAAATCAAAGCAAAAACTATTGGTAAAATGATAGATAATACTTTAACTTTGGAAGGTCTATTTTCAATTGTTTTATTTGGAAAAGTAAATAAAAATGATGATGGTGTACTTGAATATGGTTTTGAAACTCAAAACAATGGAGAGAACACATGTAAATCACCTATGGGTATGTTTGAGGATATGTTTATCCCTAATGACCTTAAGTATGTAAAAGAATGCATACAAAAATATGAAGAGTAATAATCAATTAATTAAAAAGAAAAATTATGTTAAGTACTAAAGACATGTCTGTTGGATCAGGCACTATCAAACCAGTAATTGGAACAGGTAATCACAAATTAAAAATCAATTCAATTACTTTTGACCAAACGCCTTATGATGCAGACGCATTTAATATTATGTTACATGTAGAAGGTGAACCAGTATCTGGAGATTTCAATGGATTCTTAAAAGATATGAATAACCCTAATGGTGACCGTTATGTTGGTCAGGTGGGTAGAGTTAGATTCTCACCGTATCCATATAAAGATGCCACATTAAATAATGGTAATGAAATCAAGAGAGATACTGAAGTATTAAAAGCTATGGTATTTTTATCTGAAGTTGTTGGTAAAAGAAATGAGCTAGATGCTATTGAAGCAAATACAATTGAAGAGTTTATGTCTGCAGCTGGAGCTGTATGTTCAGAAACTGGATTCATTAATGCATGCTTAGGTGCACGTGAATGGGAAAACAAAGAAGGTTATGTAAATAATGATTTGTTTTTACCTAAGATGAATAAAGAAGGTGTACCATTAGAAGCTCTAGAAACAGAGAATTCTAAAATGTTAACGTTTGACAAAACAAACACACAACATTTTAGACCATTAATGAAAAAAGAGTCAACTGCAGCTGCTAGCTTTGAACCAGCTAAAGCAAAAGGAGATGACTTTGATTTATAAATAAAAAATATGAGGAGAGAGTGTGGATGAACGGCATTTTGCCAACCAACTTTAACCGGGAGTATAAGAGCTTCCTGTTTTTAATTAGATTTTATACCCACTCTCTCTCTTTATATAATAATAAGAATATATGATAAGCACAAAGAACTTAGTATTACAACCTGCTGATGTTCCAAGTTATTGGGTGTTTCAATATTATTTAAATCTACCAGAAACCTTAACAGGACAGGATATAAAGATTAAGTCTATCTTTAATCCTAATGAGAATACACCTAGTTTTTGTATTTATGTTGATAAATTAGTAATGCAATATAAATTTAAAGATTTCTCAACCGGTAAGAGTGGTGATAAAGTTGATCTAGTTAAACAAATGTTTGATATAGATTTTCCTAAAGCTTCAATGAAAATAATAAATGACTACAATCAATATGTAAAGACTTCAGATTATAAAACACAAACCTTAAAGCCTGTAGCTAAGTGGGAAGTTGACTTTATTAAAAATAGAGAGTGGACAACTGATGATAGCGCCTTTTGGTTAGACTTTAATATAGGTAAAACTATGTTAGATAACTATAACGTTAGACCAATTGAGTATTATAACTTAGTTAAAGAAGAGAACTTTAAAGTTAAGTCACTTAAAATAGAAGGTAAGTATATGTACGGATACTATGATAAAAATGGTAAGGCCTATAAGTTATATCAACCTCATAGTAAACATAAGTTTCATAAGATTAATAAACATCTACAAGGATTTGATCAGCTTAAATATAATAAACCATATTTGGTAATATGTTCATCTCTTAAGGATGCAATGTGTCTTGCCAGTATTGGCTATAATATAGAGGTAATAGCTCCTGACTCAGAGAATACTATGATTAAACCACATGTAATAGAATATCTTAAGAAGAAGTACAAAAAAGTAATAACACTTTTTGACAATGATGATGCAGGTAAAGCTGCTATCATGAAGTATGGTTCTATGTACAAACTAGATGGTCTAATATTTCCTACCGCCAAAGATATTTCTGATGGTATGAAAGAAAATGGTCTTGATTATGTGCATCTTATAATACAACCAATACTAAAAAAAGTAATAAATAAATAATATGAGAAAAATAAGATGGTGGATACCAGGTAACGTACCCTCTAGTAAAAATGGAAGACGTTGGACAGGTAAATACTTTATTGCTAGCAAAGCTGTAATGAATTATAGAAAAGCTACTAAAGATATATATTTAAAATATACTGAGGATTTTAAGCAAGAACTAGAGAAGTTAGAATTACCAGTAAAAATATCTTTTGAATTTATCAGAGGCAGCCGTCATAAGTTTGACTATATAAATCCTGCACAGACAGTGCAAGATGATATGGTTAAGTATGGGTGGATTGAAGATGATAATGCTGAATATATAATTCCTGCATTTGAACAATATACATATGATAAAGAAAACCCTGGTGTATGGATAGAACTAATTTTAGATGAAGAAAATAATATCACTTGATGAGTTTTTTATGCTAAAGAAAATGATCTCAGCTTCCAAAGAAGACTTAGAAGTTGCTTTGGCTATATGGACTACCCAGTTTAAAGATAGAGAAATTTTAGATAGATTAATGTGTAAGGCATTAGCTTTTGATAAAAGAGTAAACTTCTCTATTGCTGTAGAGTATACTTTTACATACAAGGGATACAATTCTATGTCTGATATGAGTACACATAAAATACATGCATATATAAATGGAAAGAAACTAAATGATGTATATAATAAAATATTAAAAAAGATAACAGATGATTAATATACAAGATCAGGTTGCTAGAACAACTAAAACTCTAATATTTGATGAGCCCTTTTATGGGCTCTTTTTGATTGGTATCAATAAGAAGTACAGTTTACATATACCTACTGCTGGTGTAAGCAAACATGGTATTGGTATGCAATTGACTATAAACCCAGAGTTCTTTACAGAGCTCAAGCCGGAAGAAAGATATGGCTTAATAAAACATGAGTTATTACATATAGCTTTTGGACACTTAATTTTAAGAGACAAGTATTCTAATCATAAACTATTTAATATAGCTGCTGATTTAGAAATTAACCAATACATATTGGAAAGCAATCTACCAGAAGGAGGATTGTTATTGTCAAGTTTCCCAGAGCTTAATTTACCTAAAAAAGCAGGTACAAGTAAATATTATGAACTTTTACAACAAGCACAGCAAGATGGTACAAGCCCTACGTTAGATTCTTTAATGAGTCAAATGGATGGTACTACACCACATTGTCATAGCACATGGAATGAGTTTAATGATTTATCTGAAGCTGAGAAGAAGCTAGTAGAAAAACAAATTGAACATCAACTAAAAGAATCTGCTGAACAAACCATTAAAAGATCTGGTACGGTACCTGGTGAGTTAGCTGATCTTATAAGGAAGCTTACACATGTTGAGCCTGCTAAATTTGATTGGAAAGGATACTTAAGAAGATTTGTTGGTAATTCTAGTGTGGTGTATACTAAAAAGTTAAGACGTAAGTATAACAAACGGTATGCAGCTAATCCTGGCCTTAAAATTAAGTTTAAGAATCATATACTCGTTGGTGTTGATACTAGTGGTTCAGTCAACAATGAAGAGTTAACAGAATTCTTTAGTGAATTAACACACATGCACAAGACAGGCCACAAAATTACCGTAGCACAATGTGATACACGCTTAGGAAGCGTGAAGGAATTTAAACCTAATCAAGATTGGGAAATACATGGTCGTGGTGGAACTAGCTTTCAACCAGTTATTGATCACTACAATGAAAAGAAAGGGCAATATACAGCTCTAATATATTTAACAGATGGTGAAGCATATGCACCTGAAGATTGTCCAAAGAATACCTTATGGTGTTTGAGTAGTATATCTCAGATGAATGATGAGTTACCAGGAAAAGTAATAAAATTTAATTAATAAAAAAATGGCACAAGTAAATTTAAACGTAACAGAATTAAAAGGTTTTGTAAATCATATAATAACTAATAATAGATTTCTACAACAAGGAGGAAAACATCCTGTATCAGTAGAAGTAGTAGGTGAATCAGGTATTGGTAAAACCTCAAGTATTGTTGAACTAGCATCAGAAAATAATCTGAAATTTGTTAAGTTAAACTTGGCTCAGATAGAAGAGCTAGGTGATCTTGTTGGCTTTCCAGTACGTCAGTTTCAAATGTATAAAGAAAAGATAGTACAACCAAAAAACAATAATGTAAACATGGTAACTGCAACACAAAGAGCAGCAGGTACTAGTCTAGCTAATCTAAACTCTTCAGTAACTAAAAAAGTAGGAATGTGGGTTGATGAGTTGGCTGTACAAGAGTACTTAAAGCAGGGTTATAAAATGACAGGTAAGAATAGAATGTCTTATTGTGCTCCAGAGTGGATTGCTGATGCAAAGGCCGGTGGTATCTTATTACTAGATGACTGGAACCGTGCAGATACAAGGTTTATTCAAGCAGTTATGGAATTAATAGACAGACAAACATATATCTCATGGACTTTACCAAAGGATTGGCATATTATACTTACAGCTAACCCGGATAATGGTGACTACATGGTTAATACTGTAGACAGTGCACAGAAGACTAGATATATTACTGCAAACTTAAAGTTTGATGTAAATGTATGGGCACAGTGGGCAGAGGGTGCAGGTATTGACACAAGATGTATTAACTTCTTACTGTTGAATCCAGAACTAGTAACTCAAGAAACAAATGCAAGGTCTATTACAACATTCTTTAATGCTATATCAAGTTTTGATAACTTTGAAGATAATCTAAGTATTATACAAATGATTGGTGAAGGTAGTGTTGGTGATGAGTTTGCATCAATGTTTACAACGTTTATAAATAATAAACTAGATAAGCTGGTTACTCCTAAAGATTTATTGACACATGATAATGAGTCATATATTCTTGGTGAGTTAAGAGGTTGTATAGGAGAGGATGATAGTTACCGTGCAGACATTGCATCAACGTTATCAACTAGGCTAGCTAACTTTGCAGTTGTATATTCAAAAGAAAATACAATAAACCAAAAGATTACTGACAGACTTATATCATTATGTACAAAAGATTATTTTACTAATGACCTTAAGTACTTGATAGTTAGAACAATCTTCAGTGGTAATAAACAGAAGTTTAATAAAATGATGATGAATCCAGAAATAATTAAAATGACAATTAAATAAAATGGCAAATAAATCAGTATACCAGGTTTATAGTACTGATGCTTTGACACACTTTGACCTAACTAGTGATCCCAAATACGGGATCCTAGTTGGTAATGAGTTTGAAGAAGTATTATGTACTCAAGACCAAACAACATATGAGAAAATACACAGCATATTAACTGTCCCTACAGAAGATGGACAAACTTTTAGAAATAAAAAGAAAGCTTTTATATTACCTAAGTGTAAGGTATCACAAGATAGATTAAAAGCAGCTTTAAAAGAGCATAGTATAACTGTAACTAATGATTATGAAAAAGCAGATTTAATTGTAGGTCATGATTCTATAGCTGATAGTTTGCAAAATGGTAATAGCATTGCCTCTACACTTATGTTAACTAAGTTATGGAACTATGAACTTACTGGCGGATCAAGTCAGATCACTAGTGTATTAAATACACAAATACAAAATTTAAACTGTCTAGCAATAATTACAGATAAAATTCTTGATAAAATTAGCTATTACAAATTAGATGTAGAACAGGATAGTTTATATGATAGTTGGATGATAACAGGTATGGCTATGAACATAGCTCATCTTATTGAAACTACTGATTTAAGTGTAATAGATACTGAAACCATCTTGCGTAGTTCATCAAATATGATTACTTTAGATGAGCAATTATTAAAGGATCTTAAGTCTCAATTAAATACTAATCATTGGACAGATGATAAAGGTTTAGCAGCTAAAATTATACCTAGTATAGATTATAAAACTAACTATCATCTACTGTGGGAGCTGGCTACACAATGTGGAAATTTATTCCATGACTTCAATAGAGATAAAGACTTATGGTTTTGGATTGAAGAGTCTAACCTGCGTACATTCAGCCGCAAGAGTGCACAGGACATGATCCTTTGGTTAGAAAAAAAAGAGTTACTTAATAAAAGAAACTTTAAACATTTAGAGCCAATAGTTAGACAAGAGATTAGTATACATAACAGAGACCTTTATACATTTAAAGTGGCTGTAAAAAAAGAATATTTAAAATACTTATAAAATGACTGAAAATCAAAATTATATAATAAACTTTAGAACTGACCAGCAATTTTGGTCCAATGATCAATTGAATGAGAACGGTGTGTCTTCAGAAGAAGCTGGCATATTCTTATTGCATGGTGCCAGTTGGCAAATAACAGGTGATGACTTAGAATTCTTGGGGATTAATAAATTACCAAATGACTTTGACATTACTGATAAAAAACTATATAGATATCCTAAGTTAGATTTACCTAGACAAAAGGTAGATCTATTAAAAGAAAAGTATAATGTTAAAGTAATCAGAGATCCAAATAAATCTGATATACAAATTACATCTCTTAAGTTTTTTAATAGTATAGCACATAGTAGTTGGAATAAATCATTTAGTAAAAATGATTTTTATGAAATATGTAAAGAGTTAGTTAAAAGAAATCTTTTGTCTGATAATGCAAAGAAATCTATTGGTAATATTTTACAAAATTCACATTCAACTGCTGTATTTGATATACGTTGTCATAAAAAAAATTGGGAATCTGCACAAGCAAACAAATCTAAAACTTTAGAGGAGGTTGTACATGCAATGAAAAAAGAATTGGAAGGTAAATATTGCAAGAGCTATATAATCAAAGAACCTAAACACATTGATACATATAATGAGCTTATAAAAGCAAAGATGCTTGTTCTTGATAGAGATATAAGTAAAATATGTTCAGAAGGTTTGGCAATACTTACTAAAGATGATTATACTCAGATGTATAAAATGATAACAAGTAATGATATAGAAAATAGAACTTTGGCTTTAGAAACTTTAGCTAATTGTAATGTAGAAGCTTCTTTTGATGTTGTAGCTTTACTAATGTATTATGAATTTGAGTGGGTTAAATCAACAAGCAACTGGAATACTGTTAATGTTAAAGCTTTAAGAAATAGATTCTCTGCTATGTCAACTTACGGAAACAGTAGTAATGGAAACTATCATACTCAGATTGTCATGTATTTATACAATGAAGGATACTTAACTAAGTTTGCAGCTGATACTATTAAAGAAAAAGTTTTTAGTAAAGTTTTAGCATCTGCAGGAATAGGTTCACCTACTTCAGCTTGGGAAATAAATCTTGATGATATAAAATTTAAAACTCCATTTAAAGAATCAATAATAGATAACATATGTTTATAACAAATAAAGAAAAGGAAGAGGTTTTCTATGCAAATAAAGATTTTTGCTTTAGTTACTCTTCCTTAAATAAATTATTATTTTCACCATCCTTATTCTATAAGGACTATATATTATTTGACCGTGAGGTTAGAACAGATAAACATCTGATTGAAGGAAAGCTTATACACTGCCTGCTATTTGAAGCAGAGAACGTTGATAAAAAATTCAGCGTTGTTCCAGGTAAAAGCCCAAGTGATAACATTAGAAAGGTATTAAAAGACATGTCTCTTCATACTGATGCAAAAACTCTAGCTAGCTGTGAGGATTTTATAATTTTAGATTCACTTAAATCTTTAAATCTGTATCAGTCTCTAAAAGCGGATGAGTCAAGAATAGCTAAGATAAGAACTGAAGACAATGAACCATATTGGAAGTTCCTGGGTAATAATAACATTGATGTTGTTGACCAGGATACTTTATCAAGATGTGAAGAAAGAGTTGAAGTACTTAAACAAAATAAAGATGTAATGTCTTTGTTTAATGAAGTACAAACAGACTTTGATTTAGATCCTATTGAAACATTTAGTGAGAAGTATCTAAAATCTGAACTAATTGATTGTGATTTTGGCCTGCACGGATATGTAGATTACTATTCAGTAGATACAGATAAAAAGGAAGTTATTATATGTGATCTTAAAACAACAGGCAAGACCGTCTCTGAGTTTAAAGACACTGTAGATTTTTATAATTACTGGCTCCAAGCTGCTATTTATATGAAACTTGTTTATGATACTTTAGGTGATGATAAAGAAGAATATAATATAGATTTTAAATTCATTGTAATAGACAAATATGATCAGGTTTATGTTTTTGATGTATCAAATAATACAGTAAATGATTGGGCGGATGGTCTTGGAGGTGCAATAAATACTGCAAAATTTCATTATAATAGTAGAAATTACTCATTACCTATTGAATTCTTAACAAATAAGATTAAATTATAGTATGAGTAATGTATATACAGAATATTTTCAGAAGAGTAAAGTTTTTCTATACCCCTTGCTAGATTTAGGTAGGGGTATAAAGTATGTACCTAAGGAAACTTATTGTGCATGGGAAGATGTATACTCTACTGATGATATGATGTTCTTATGTGTATATAAATGTAAGCTTACCCTTGATTTTAAAAAGTTTGCAAATAGACATCTAATAGCACACCCTTTGTTTAGGGATCATATCTCTTTAGGTACAAACAGACAGTTGTTTGTATTTAATTTTGATAAATATTCTCATGATTATAAGAACTTTCTTAAAGGGAAGTATTCTCAATACTCAATAAATGGAAAGATTTCAATACTAGAATTCTTTGAGACAGCTGAAGAAGAGCAAGTACAATATATACAAGGTTTTTTGCAGCCAGATGAAGTACATGAAGCATATGCTATAGACTTAAATGTAGACATAGAGTTATTAGAAGATGTTTATGAAGTCTGTTCTGCACCAAACATGGAAAAGGAAATATTAATTGATAATAATCATATTTTGACTCAATTATTAAAAGAAAGTTCCATATATTTGACAAATAAATAATATATAAAATGGCACAAATAGGACAAAATATGATGTTAGTAAATTCTACATTTAGAAATGCTAAATCATTTACATTAATTCCAGTGAGTATGGACTCACCTTATACAGAAGCTATGTTTGACCCTGCGTCAGGCATCTTAGCTGTCATCAGCAAAGTGATGAAACAATCTTATCATATGGTACCTAAGTTAGATGATGATGGTCAGCCACAAAGACTTAAAACACCTAACCAGCAAACAGGTAAGACACATAAAGAAGAGAGAAGATTGGTTGACACATTCTCTGAGTTCTATCTTAGTGATAGAGCTGATATTGAAACTTTTATTCATATGTTTGCTGTAAATGCAGAAAACTTTTCAGTTGAAGAATTCTTTGTAGACTTAAAGAAAACTGAACCATCAAAAATTATATTACCTGGTCAATAGTGTTGAGTTGAGTAATATCCTTATTGACTAAAAAAAAGAAAGCTCATTGATTTGGGCTTTTTTTGGCTCTAATAAAAAAAATCATGGCAGAAATAACTAATGAACAAATAATGGATGTAAATATTCTATTAGCAATGAATAGATGTATGTCTGAAATAGCACATAATTTACAATATATACACACTCAACAGGTCAAACAAAGAATTAAGCACGTTATAAAAACTGTAGACCTATATGATAGAGAAGTTAAAAGAAAGTTAAACACAGATCAGTCACAAGCAATAGAAGATATATATGACTGTATAATGGACTTAGTTCTAGAAGCTAGAGAAGTTACTCTTAAAAATGCCAAGAATGAAAGAGTATAATACATATATCATGCAAATAGGAGAAGGTATGGCCGGTGCTCTTAAAGCTCCTGAAAAGAAGAAGTATACACGTATAGATAAGAGGACTAAGAAATATGGTAATCCTAGAAAACGTAAAGATGATTGGCAAGGTACAATATATAAAACAAAAAAAGTATGAAAAATCATTGGGTAATGGATTATGAAACTCTATTTGATTGTTTCACTGCCGTATTTGAAGATTACAAAACTAACAAAACAGAAGTCTTTGTAATATGCAGGCTAAGAAATGATCTGACAGAGTTTATACAATTTTTACAACAAAATATAGAAAAGAAAGAATGGCATATATCATATAATGGTTTAGGATTTGATGCTCAGGTTACACACTATATCTTAGACAACCATAAAAGTTGGTGGAATATAGATGGTAATGACGTAGCTTACACTATATATAAATATGCACAGAGAACAATTGAGAAAAGTAATAATAGAGAGTTCAGTGATTATCCACAATGGAAAATGCAGATAGGTCAGATAGACTTATTTAAGTTACATCATTGGGATAACCCGGCTAAACGTTCAAGTCTTAAGTGGATACAATATAGTATGGACTGGGAGAATATCCTAGACATGCCTATACATCATACATCTAAGATAGATAACCAAGAAGATCTAGACACTATTCTAGAGTATTGCGTTAATGATGTAAGATCTACTAAAGAAATATTTAATAGGTCTACTGATTTAATAAGACTAAGGAAAGAACTAACTAATACATATGGTATTAATATGTTTAGTGCATCAGAGCCAAGGATTAGTAAAGAAGTATTTGGTTATTTCTTAACACGTATGTTAAATATACCTAAGAGAGATCTTAGAAACATGAAGACTTATCGTGATACTGTAAAAGTAAAAGATATAATATTACCATACATCTCTTTCACATCACCAGAGTTTAATATGTTACTTGATAGGTTTAAATCTATTGAAGTAAAAGGAGATAAACTTAAAGGTAGTTTTAAATATAGTGTAAACTATAAAAATGTTAAGACACACTTTGGTTTAGGTGGTGTTCATGGTGCTGCTAGCAAAGGAGTATATGAGTCTTCAGATGATATGGTTATAATGTCTTCTGACGTAACAAGTTTTTACCCTAATCTAGCAATTAAGAATCAATTTGCTCCTGCACATTTTCCAAAGAAAGCATTTTGTGATCAGTATGAGTGGTTCTTTACTGAAAGAAAGAAAATACCTAAAAGCAACCCTATGAATTATGTATATAAAATTATACTTAACTCAACGTTTGGTCTTAGTAATGATGAAAAGAGTTTCTTTTATGACCCTGAGCTGTGTTTACGTATTACAATTAATGGCCAGCTTACTCTAATGATGTTATATGAACAGATTATGGAAAGAATACCTGGTGCTGTTCCTTTGTTACAGAATACAGACGGTGTAGAGACTTTAATACCAAGGGAATACGTGGATGATTATATGGGTATTTGTAAAGAATGGGAAGAAAAGACAAATCTTAACCTAGAACATGATGAATATCAAAAACTAGTATTAGCTGATGTCAACAATTATATAGGTGTGAATAACTTTATAGATGTTGATATTACTAAATGGAGAGAAGTTAAACAAAGTCAACCTCATTACCTATTTAAGGTAGAGAATGACAAGTTTAGCTTTGCTCCTGTTAAGTTAAAGGGACGTTTTGATTTTCATAATTTACAATTGCATAAGAATAAGTCCAAACTAGTTATACCAAAAGCTATATATCAATACTTTGTTAATAATATATTGCCTGAAGACTATCTAGATGAAAATAAAAATATTCTAGATTACTGTATAGGAGGTAAATCAAAAGGTGATTGGGAACAAGTAGCTAGATACATTAAAGATGGTGCATTTGCTGAAGATAAATTACAAAAGATAAATAGATATTTCATCTCTAATGATGGAGTAAAGATTATCAAAGTAAATAAAAAAGACAATAGAGAAATACAACTAGAGTCTGGCAGATGGGTTCAAACTATTTTTAACGTATTAAAGGTAGAGCCTAAGTGGGAAAACTATAATATTAATAAAGCATATTACATGCAAGCAATAGAGACTGAGATCAATAGTATCTTGACAGTCTCAACTAATCAATTAAAACTATTTTAAAATGACGTATAGACCATTGCCTGAAGGGACTACTATTAAAGAGTCCCTTCTCCATGGCCTTGGATTATATTCTACTAAATCTATTAGTAAGGATACAGTCCTAGGCATATCACATATTAGAAATACAAAATATCAAAACAATTATATTAGAACCCCGCTAGGAGGTTTTATAAATCATAGTGACACACCTAATCTAAGAAAGATTGGTAGTGCTGAATCAAGAGATATAGAAGCAGGGGTTATGATGATCCAAACAACTAAAGACATCCTCCCCGGGGAAGAGCTAACACTTAAATATAATCTATATGCAATTGAATGAAGTCAAGAAAGGAACAAAACTAAAATTAATTAAAAGAATGCATTACTTAGGTAAAAAACCTGAGGCAATGAATATATTAGATGGAGAGCTTCTAGTATTTGAAGCTAATGATGGCTTATATTCTATTTGTACAGATAGAGAAGGCAACCAATACAACATTCCAGGATGGTCTAAGGTAGAAATAATTGAAGAACCTTTGGCTGACTCAGAATAATTTATTATATTTACACTTTAAAAGTTTATAATTATGGGGTATACAAAACCTAAAGAAACAACAAGATGGCATTTAGAAAATGCACCCTTACCTAACCATGGTGAGTCATATACAGTAATATCACATGGAGAAGTGATAGAAAACACATATAAATTATTATCAGATAGTGGATTTATGGTCTCTAGAGAGATGTATAGATCCAGTAAGAATGCTAACATAGCTCAAGGAGTATATCATATATACCCAACTAATCCAACAGATGGAGACATTATAATGGAAAAGGAACTTGGAATGATGTTTGCTTGGACTAATTCATATGATAAAACAAAAAGCTTTGCTTCAGCAATTGGGGCCTACGTTGCAGTTTGTAACAACGGTATGATAGCCGGAGACATGATGAACTATAAAAGAAAACATAGATGGTCTGCCTCACATGATATACATGTTCACATGAGTGATCAGATGAAGTCAGCAGAGAAGTACTATAAAAGACTGATAAAAGATAAAGAGGCACTAAAGAATGTTATAGTTACACATAAAGAAGCAGCTGAACTAGCTGGCCGTTTATTTATTGAAGAGGAGTTGCTTGATTCACAACAGTTATCTTGTGTTAAACAAGAACTAATCAAGCCTTCTTATAACTATTCAGTAGGTGCAGAGTCAGGATGGGCCTTTTATAATCATATAACACATGCATTAAAGAAAGCACATCCACGGGACTGGGTCAATGATCAGCAGAACTTTCATGACTTTATAACTGTTGAGTTATTAGGATCACCTGCATCTAAACCTATGTTTGAAAAGCCTGCAGAGTATGTAGACATGGGTCAACTTAGTATTGATGTGGATTTAGTAGAGCAAGATAAATTTACATTTGATATATTATAGAGTATGCTAGAGGATATGCTATTATTTTTTTTATTTCTATTCCTCTTATGGTTTGCTTTAACAGATCAAATGGACAAATAGGGAGAAACCAACTGGGGTCTGAGTTTTTGCATTCTTAGGCCCCGCCCTCCCAATATAATACCTGTAAAGATTTAGTAACACATGAAAAAATTTATTGAGTTTGCACTAATTTGGTACAGTCAACAGATGGCCATACCATTTTGGATCGTTGGTCATATACATTTAAGCGTAAACATATATCAAGACATACATGAAATACTAGCTAGCATGGGGTTAAATCTAATCGTACTAGTTGGGTTTATAATAGACTATAAAAAAAATAAAGACAAATGAATTCAAAAGAAAGAAAAGAGAGACCAGTCTATACTGGAGTATTAAAATATTTTCCTGATGCTATCCTGGAAGTAGCAAGGGTATCGTTAGCTGGGAACAAACAACATCATCCTGATCAACCATTACACTGGGATCGTACAAAGTCTAATGATGACCTAGATGCTTTATCTAGACATCTTATAGATGCTGGTAAAATAGATAATGATGGTATACGTCACTCTGCTAAAGTAGCGTGGAGGGCCTTGGCTAACTTACAGAAAGAAATAGAAAAAGCTTATATAATTAAAAATGACTTATGATATACTGGGATATATACTATATACCGTGGGATAAACTTTTATTAAAAGATCCTGCTCGTTATACTGAATGGATGATAATAATGGCAGATGATAAAGGAAGTGCTAAAGAGGCAGGAAGACAAGAAGGCATGGTAACTAAGGTAACTCATCTTAATAAAAATAGAGATACAAGATTTTAAATATGATAAGGGATAAGAAGGAGTGGGAATAATCCCATAATTTTACAGGCGTAAGATGCCTTAATATTAAATGTTTTACTCCTTTTTATTTCTTATTATATCCTTCTTTAATAATTGTATTCATAGTACCTAGTACTGTAGAATCAGGATTAGGTCTAAAACCACCTTTACCTCCACCTTCTGAATACTTTACAACAGAACCAGATTCTCTTTTTATACCTGGTTCTACATTACCTAATACTTTATTTGTTTTATTGCTCATAATTTATTTATTTCCAGAATATACCACCTACAACATCACCTGCTCCTACTGCATTAGTATTACCGTTGGCAGATCCTGATGTTAAATTCATACCTATTCCTAATTTAAATGCAATACCAATTGGTAAGGATACATCTAAATAACTATCTGCTGCTACACAAAAGATTGCTGCAGGTATATCTGCATTGACTGGTGCACTAGCTTTATCAAATAATCTTACAAATACATCAGAGCTGGTATTGTTATGTAAGCTTATAGAATACACACTACCTCCCCCTTTTTTTATAAAATCTAAATTAGTTGATGCTGTTGAAATTATTTTATGAACTTCTAGTCCTCCAAATCCATATTGGTTTGGAACTGACATGCTTTTTGGATAGTCTGAGTTTAGACTAGATGATTCTGATGTGTTAAATTGTACTCCCATTTTATTTTATTTTTAATTGTTATATATTAAATCCTATGGCTATTAGCTCTTGTCTTACAAGATTGTAGTAATATGATTCAGTACTACCAGATGTTACATTACCAATATAAGTTATTCTTTTTGGTGCTCCGTTTGAATATGCTTTTAAACTATCATTATCTTCATGATAAGCAAGTGCTTCTGGTGCAAAGCTCTGGTTATAAGGTGTTGTTCCTGAAGGAGTTGGAGAAAAACGTCCTCCTGTTTGAGCAAAACCACCTGGACCCATTATTTGTTCTAATAAATTATTTCCAAGAGTACCATCAGGGTTTACTTTTTGTACCCTAAAGGCTATACCTCTATATATTGTATTGTTACCAGTTGTTAGTTCTAAGAGATTAATAAAGTTTTTTGTAATTTGAATATCACCACAATTAGCAGGTGATCCACCACAAGGATTAGATAATGCTACATTTTGAGAGAGTAGTCTATCTGCCCAAGTACCAGTACCACTTTCACTAGAACTGGCCTTATAGGTAAGACCTCCACCTCCAGCTATACCACCTGATTCATCAGCCCATGCCATTACAACAATATTTTTTGCTTCTGGAAAAAAAGTACTAGGATAGGTTCCTACACCTATTGATGCTACAAGAGGACCACCTTGTGCTTGGAAACCTAAATAACCAATAGGTCTTTCTATACCACTGTGGAACCAATATAAATGACTATCATACATGTCTTGACCATTAGTTGCTGAATTTGTATTACCATTAGCAAGTGTACCAGCTGTTGCATAGTAATCTTGAAGTAAGTTTCTAAAGCTAGTAGCACTACCGTAGTCTGTTGCTTTTTGAGCTGCAGTTAAAGTAAATGTTATAATATCACCAGCTCCAGAAGTAACATTTCCACTTAAGCC